ATAAGGAGGGGGTGTACGATTCATTTAGACCCCCTACGTGCCTTTCTAAATTAATAGAAGTGCAACGTAGTCGCGTGATAGTCTTGGATATCTCCAGAGTCTTTATCATAATTACCTGAATCTTATGACGGTCTCACTTTTTTATAAATGTTTAAAGGATCATTTATAATAATGAAATCAATTGCTGTCTCTCTAACAGAATCTTGTTCGGCTTCTGTGAGTTCTTCATAAGGTTGATCACAAAATAATTCAATAATTTCGTTTAACTTAATTGCAGTATTATATCCTAATTCAGAATCCCTAATCTGCCATTCTACTAAATTGTCATAAGGATTGATTTCATTATCAAAAGTTGTAAGCATACACTTCATAATCTCACACCTACTTCTTATACTTATTTACAGTTGTGGTTGAGAGACCAACAGCAGCCGCAATTTCAGCATTTGTATAACCAGATGCAGCCATTGCTTTAATCTTGTTCTGTTGTGCAGTAGTTGCTTCAACTGTTTGTCTTGGAGTTGCTCGTTTCCTTAATTGTTCTTGGTCAGCATACTTAAGAATTGATTCAAATGTTGTCTTAGGAACAGCGCCAGACTGAATAGCTTCCCATTCGTTATCCGTAATGTCAATCTTTTCACGTTTAGCACCATAAGATTCACGCCATTTCTCAATAGACTGCTGCGCAATCTTCTTCTTTTCCTTCTTATAATCTGCCTTAGAGATACCAGGGTCGTCCTCTGTTATAGCATTGAGTCTTTCCCTAATTTCTACATTTGCCTTCACATTTGCAATTCTTTCACGAGCTCTATTCTTTTCCGCATCATTAAGCTTTGCTTTAAGAGATGATACTTCAGCAGAATATTTCTTAGCTGCTTCTTTGTCGTATTCAATATCTTTAGTATTAAGAATCTCACGACGTGCAGCATTACCACGAGATTTCAAACCGTTAGCATATTCAGCATAAATGTACTCTTTAGCTGTACCAGATGACAATTTATGTGCATCAGTAGTTTCAGCCATTTGCGTACTCTTAGACATACGCTCAACAGTTTTGCCTTTCTTATCCGTGTAGTATCTCTCTTCATCAGGAGCAGTCTTATATACAATTGCTCCTTCTTCCTTAGTTGGGTCATACCATTCTTTGCCCTTCTGATTTATGTATGGCTGACCTTTTCTTTTAGAAACAAGTTGCTCACTACCAGCTCTCGTAATTAGAGTTGAAGCACCTTTAGAGAATTTACCATCCTCATCATAATGTCCTTTATACTCTTTTTCAAGCTCTGCAATATTATTATCTTTATAAGACTGTTGCCAATTAAGTCTATGCTTAACAGCATCAATAACAACCATTGAATGTCTGGTTGCTTTAGCTATGTCTTCAGGTTCTGCACCTTTAAGTGTCATATCCATGATAAGGTTAGACACTTCGCCCATCTTCTTCTGCTGGTCTTCTTTACCCATTACTTTGAGTCCATCAATGTAAGGATACTCAAGTTTTGGATCGAAGTCTTTAAGACCTTTAGGAAGAGCAGAAGTAGTAACACCATTTCGTCCTTTAACAGTAGGAATAGCAAGAACTGTATCACCATCAAAGTCTGCACCTGACAGCTGTGCTGCTACTTTACCGCTAATACCAACAGCATCTATAGCATCACTACCAATAACAGAACGTGCTTCTTTGTTCTTATTATTCACTGTCAACACTGGTATTTCAAATGTGCCTCCATGAGGAAAGCGTACAAGAGCAAGAGTAGTACCATCCTCATAGTTTGGTGCATACACTTCAGTATCTTTAATGCTATTCAAAGGAAGTATTACATGATACTGCTGACCAGGAAGTGCTGCAGCAGCAAGACTTACAGCAGTTGCATCACAATCATCTGCATAGTCTGCAAGGAAGTGTTTTCTAAGAGTCGGATTATCAATCTGCATAATAGACTCATATTCAGCATCCTTATCAGCAAGTGATAGATTAAGCTGCTTAGATATCATTTCTTCCTTCTGCTTAGCAAGGAACTGTGATGGCGTATCGTCAGACCAATCTTTCCATTCGCCTTCCTGTCGAGTCTTATTTATAGGAGATAAATGCTTTTTGCCATTTTCATCTTCATACTCATACTGACCTTCAACTGGAATATAAGAACCGAATGGATTCTTAGGGTCTTTCTTTATAGGCTTAAGAATACTATTATCCTTATCACCCATAATAGGAACATCCTCATTTTTATTGGTATTAAACCGAACATCAATACCTTCGGGAAGATCGTCAGCATATCGTGCCATTCCCTTCAGATAATGAGTACCGTCAACGAGTATTCTTGCCTGTGCATAATGTACACCTTCACCAAGGTCAAGATCTTTCAGACCACGTCGTATTTCGATAAGACCATCATTTTCAAGACCGCCTTTATTACCATATACAACTTGAAGTCTCTTACTGTCAAGTGAAGCAGGATACTGAACCTTTCTTACACTATCATCATCGTCAATAGCGAAATCAACAACACTCTCGATTTCATCAAGTTTGTCATAAATATCTTTATACTCTGTTCCAGGCTTAGCCAATATTAACATAGTAAGCTTGTTATCACTATTTGGATTAGTAGCATAATCTATCCTTCGAGGTTCTAAGAAATATCCTTGTGCCTTCAATTCAATAAGAGCAGCTTCAAATCTACTCGGGCTTACACCAGCAGGACCAACATACTTCTCAGCACCACCGCCAACATCAACCATACCAACTTCATTGACTCTCTTTTTAAGAAAATCAATAACAGGTTGTACGGCTCTCTGTTTAGCATCATCTGCTTCTTTGAGATAAGACCTTATGGTACTCTCATTTATACCAAGTTGTCTTCCTATCTCACTATTATTGAAACCCTGGTCATGTAAGCTCTTGACAGTAGAAACAGTTTGTGCTCTTCGTTCAGCTTTAGCAACAGACTTATAAACATGAAGTTGCTTAATACTAATCTTCTCGCCAGTCTGTTCTGTCAATGTGTCAGCTACTTGTTTTGGTGTCAATCCTTTATTTTCAAGTTCTTCAACTCTACTCAGAAAGTCACCGGATGTCTTAAACGGAAATCCTTCCTCATGCTGATAAGGTACTTCACCACTACCCCAAGGAAAGCGTCCACTTCGTCTTTTAACACCCGAATGCTCAAGGGTGTCATCAACGATAATATCAATTATCTCAGAATCCAAATCCTGAGCAGTTGTATAATACATAGCTTCTACCTCATTCCAGCTGCTATATTACTGTACTGTTTTATCTTCTCCATAATTGGTAGAATAATATCAATAGACGGTTCATCTATCAACACATTATTGCTCTGATAGATTCTCAACTCAGTCTTAGTATCAGAAAGTTTAATATAGTTATACTCCAAGAAGAACAAAGCTGCGTAAATATAAAGCTGTTCCATCTTAGCCGGAGTTATGCCTGTCTTCAGGTCATGTATCCGTAGTATTCTATTCTTCTCATCATACAGGATTGAGTCAGCAGTACCAAAACAATACTCTGAATAAAACAATACAACTTCGGGCGACATGTGCATACAAACTGCGTCATTAACATATGCACAAACATTTGCAAACATTCCGTCAAAATCAATATTGTCGAGAACCACATGAGGGACACCATTAGCCAAAAGATGAATTGCTACAGAACGCTTTTCATTTTTAGTCATACGGCTTCGATAAGCAATAAAATTCTTAGCTTCCTCGTGAAGTAGTGTTCCAACAGTAGGAGCATAAGTAGCACATAATCGTTTGACTATATCCTCCTCATCATCGTTAATCCATTGGTACTTACTTGGACTAAGAACAGCATGCTTTCCCTCAAAGCTTAAATGCTTGTTCCAAATCATTAAGTATTTCCTCCCTGTTTTCCGGATAAATAAAACGAGAGAATGACATATTATTCATCCTCTCAACATAGTAATCTTGATTAGGCCGATGACTCGCTCGTGCGTCTTTCTTGCATTCAAGAGTCGCCCACTTGTCACCATGTAATATCAACAGGTCCGGAACTCCCTGAAGATAATTAGGGTCGTTCTTAACAACAATACAATCAGGAAACCGAGACTTGATCTCTTTGATGAGTTCTGATTGAAACTTGTTTTCACGCATTAAGCACAACCTCCTAACAAAATATAAAGAGAGATATTGTCATCTCTCCTATATAAGAGCGTGAAATTTCTGCGAATTTATGAACAAATTGTGAACAACCGAGAGTTGTGATACTTTTTGCATTTTTTGATCAAAAACTTTTTATTTTTTATATTTTTTTTATTTTTAAAAAGTTTTAAGAAAAAAACATAAAAAGTATCACAAGCCAAAAATGGCCTAAACCCGCATCAGGAGCGGATCTACGGGTTTTTTGGGGTCAAAAATAATTGTGAACAAATTATGAACAAAAAGTTACAAAACGGTAACAAAATTTTCATAAACTCAAAAACGTAAAAAAGTATCACAAAATCCATTAAAATATGAACAAATTATGAACAAATGGTAACAAAATAAAAAGAGTATAAAAATAAAAAGGGCATGAATATTCACACCCTTTCCACGGTTTAGCAAACGTTACTTAGTATAACCAGTAGCGTCAACAAAGTCCGATTTATTACCTCCAGAAACGCCACCAGTAATATCATCCTTCATCTCGGTTTCCGACAGCGCCATATAAAGCTTATAAATGCCGAAACCAAACCCAAGCAAACAACCACAGCCAGCAACCGTCCTAACACCGGACATTATATGACCAAGCACTATTTCACGGTGATTAGCCTTAGCCTGATACATAAGCCAGTTAAGCTCACCTTGTGTCAGTGGTCTATCAGGTAATATCGGATAAGTTTCGACCTTTGTGACGGTATCGGTCTGCTTAACCGGAACAACCTTTTCAACAACTTTCTCTACAACCTTTACATTCTGTGCATCAGTGTTCATAATTTCCATAATATCAATTCTCCTTTTCTTCGGTACCCTTAACAGCACCATAAGCGTTAATAATTCTACCACAAAGATCAATCCACTCTTCAAATGACATATAGTCAAGAGCTTCATTAAATACAATGTCTTCCATAATAAATATCAATCTCCTTTTTAAAATCAAACAATGTCTTCCCTATTAAACCTCTGTTTTTCGTAAACAGGTGTGAGTTCATTTTCGACAGCCTTCTTAATGGCGTCTCTCAGCACATTAACATTAGTAGCATCTATGCATGCGGAATCAATAGCTTCAAATATAAACTGTGAAACAGACATGCCTTTTGTATCAGCAGCTCTCTGAATCCACTGGAACCTATCATCGGTCATCCTTATCGTATACTCAACGGTCCGAAGCGAACGGTTGCCATATAACACGGGGTCTTTAGTCTTCATCGGATGTCTCCTTTTCCGCTCCTTCTTTTTGTATTCCCATAGCAGTCTCAATAAGGCTACAAATCCTAAAAGCCTGATTAATGTCACCAACACGGATGCCATCATTGCCGCATCTTATTGTTAGCTTCATGTTCATATGAACACCTGGCATAAGATTGATACTATTGACGATACTGACGGTTCTAATAGTTCTTGTATCCAAACAATATAAAGACTCATTACGAATATTAATCGAAATAATCATTCTTCAGTCCTCCCAGTTATAAACTCGCTATACGGCAGAGTCTCAATCCAATCACAGATCTCTTTCCACTCTCCAAGTCTATGACCTTTTCGCTGTTTATAGATAGCAGCAAGTACCGTGTAATTTAGACACAATGTTCTCTTCTGATTGAACCCGCTCGGAATATCATTATAAAGCTCATCACGGATACCATTAGCCGTTGTAATGTCGCCACGAAGCTTAGCATTTAAATATTCATCCCTCATTCGGTTTAATTCACGTATTGTATTGGTCCACCATTCCGGGTTCCAATATTTTCTATTAATAGTAAAGTCATCAAGCGAGAAAGGCTTGTCGCATATATTATGCATAGACGAATCTGAGTTGGCAGTAGTTCCTACCTTATATGTGTCAAATTCCTTCCACCATTTCCACGGTCCGGTAATATCAACCCAGACAATAATCATACGGCGGAATTTACATTCAGGTTCCTTACCCTTTACCAGATTCATAGCTAAGTGCATATCTTTCGGCCCAATCAGAATTTTATCGAATACGAAAATATCATTCGGCATCTTACCTGAATAATACTGATCGAACAATGTATCACTTTTATCGTGACTATTAAACGAATTCCTCATTCCCTGAATAGCAGGAATGAAGCCAGTAACGGCGGTTTTCTCAATATTCATCATTTACCTCCATATGCTTTATCAAAGACTTTTTATCGGTAATGCCAATAAGAATATCCATTGTTGAATAAGACTCTCCTTCTTCTGCGGCCATTTCACTTATTTGAGAAATGCTATCAGCGATTGTGATAGCTTCTTCATGTGTTGCAAGTATTTCTACAAGCTTTTCTCCATTGCTAAAATATAAAGGAATCTTCTCGTTCTTATTACCGATCGACAATACAGATTGTCTTATAATTTCTGACATTGACATATTATTCTGTTCAGCATAATATTTAATCATCTCATATTCTTCTTGAGTGAGTCTTATTCTTAAAACTTTATCCCGAGTTATAATTTTCTTAGGTCTGCTCATATATACCTCCACAATATCAAGCGATCAAGCATACCAGAAACCTATCTTATCGACAAGTTCTTCGAATTTATCAATAACTTCATCATAGCCCAGCTCGTGAAGAAAATCCATGATAACATTTTCAGCCGCTATATGTGCTCCTTCGTTATCGTACTCATAACCTGAATGCCCAGAATAATCAGTTCTGAAATTATCATAAACCTCATTCAGGCGTCTAATACACCTGTCCTTAGCGGTCTCCTTATTATCCATCAACTTTACCTCCACGACTATTTCCGTGAGTAGAATAGAGGGCACCGTTTCGATGTGAACCATTTAATATATCAAGTGAATCTTCAAGCACCTTTTGAGTGCATTCTATATGATACTTAGTTAAAAGTTTTCTACGATATTCTTCGTCGTAAATGTCTTTTAACAGCGTTTCAACTGTATACTGAAGCTTATATAACTCCTCAGAAAACATTCCCTTAAGTTCATCACGGTCAGCAATATCGATTTTCACATATTTATACATAGGTTACCTCCCAAATTAAACAAAGGACTGCAGCACGAAGCCACAGCCCTTCAAGAATATCAGTCGTCTTTCTCATCTTCAGTAGGAGCATAGAAAGGCTTTATGTTAAGACGATTTTCAATAGCCTTGAGCCTAATGTTGAAATCGGTTAAAGTGTTATTAACGACTTTATTGTCATCACTGTGCTTTTTCGCTATGCTTCCGTTATCCTTAACCAGAATGTCAATTGCCGTATTAAACTTATCAAGCTCTCTGCTGAAATTATTCATTCGTTTTGTACAATCATCAGACTTCTTTTCAAGAGCCTTTATGCGTCTTTCAAGAGCTTCATCAGCGTTGTCCAGATGCTTGTAAGCTTCTTTATAATCATCAATATATTCATCAAGCTCACTACCTAAGTCGGACATTCTATGATTAATAGCCTTTATACATTTGTCAAGAACTTCGTCAGCTTCTTTATACTCTCTGCCTAAGTCAATTAGCTTTTGATTCATAGCCTTAATGCTAATATTCTCTATATCAGAACTAATTATTACACGCTGAAGTTCGTATATATCATCCGAAAGGACTCCATTTCGCTCACCAAGAGTTGCCACGAGTGAGTTAAGACCTTTTACGGTCTTTTTAACTTTTTCCATCTCATCTATCGCTGACGACATCTTGGAAGACCAGTCAATATATCCGAATTCAATATCATTGAATTGGTCTTTGGTATTTTGGAACTCCGTATAAACATCGTCAAAGTCCTTATCAAGCTGTTCCTTAAGATTATCTGTGCCTATGGATTCCTTGATAGCCTCTACTTCTTTTCTAAGATTGGTGATGTTTACCGTATAGCACTCAGTAAAATCATTCCGCCACTTTTCAAGTGAATCAATCCGGTTAGAACAAAAATTATCGGGAAGATCATTCTTCCATTTGTCCCAAGCAAGTTCTTCTTCAATAGACTTTATGCGTCTGTCAAGAGTATTATACTTCTCTTTGACATTTTCTTTTATAGCCTCAAGCTGATAATTGGTACGGTTCTTAATTGCTTCATCGTAAGCAAATTCCTGGTCAAATACAGGTTCATTACCCCAGCAGTGCGCACCTTCATACATTATCATAAGGCCTCTCATTATAGCATATTCACATTCCTTCTGAGCACCTTTACTGTGTTTCCAGCCTTTAAGCATATATATCGCGTCACAGCGACGAAGAGCTGCAAAATCAATAATATGCATGTCATCTTTTGTGAATTCCGTATCACTTGGATAAGCCAGCCAAGCTGGATTCCATACAGAATATCCATGCTTCTCGAGCTCTTCCTCTGCTTTGAAGAAAGCTGCACGGTTGTAATTAGGCTTTCCGCTCATCGGACCTGAAATAAATACTTTCATATATACCTCCGAAAAACATCAATTATTTACACTTATCAATTAGACATTTAATATTGTATCCAAGCCAGCAGTATATTATTGCAATACTTGCATATTCGAAAAACGTACCATCTTTATTTATCTTATCTCTTACACGTTTGTTGAGTCTTTCCGTAACCTCTTTAATGAATGCCTTACTCATAACGTATAATTCCTCCCTAAATTCTGCTTCCACATATCGGATAATATAATTTTTATGACAAGTTCACGGTCTCTTGTCATGGTTCCATTTTCAATGCTATCAGTTACATATCCAACCAAGGTACAAATAGCATCCTTAACCTCTTCAGGAATATCATTAAATGCATCCCATGCCTGTTCACGAGTCATATAATCCTCCCATCAAACCCCATGCTCTCAAATGCAATCTTATAAACCCCCAAACGGTCACCGGGACAACCCATGTACGAAATATCATACATGCAACATGCTTTGGAGCACTTAATGCCTGCTACAGCCAGACATTTCTTCATGCATTCAGCTAATGCGGTTTTGGTACCAAACGTATCTTCAACGAGTTCTTCCACGAACTGAACAAACTCATCAGTGAATCGGTACCATATCTTGCTGGTTCCAATATTGCCGGTCCTCATAAATATACCTCCTGCTCTGGTTGAGCTAAATAAAAATATAAAGAGAAGATACATCGGAATCGAACCGATATCTCACTCTCGTGCGTGCTAACCAATTGCACTAATATCCTCTCATATAAATACATTAAAATTTTGCGAATGATATAAATTTCGTCTCATTAAACTTCTGTTTGCACTTCAATGTCCTATCAATAGTAATATCAATTGGACTGTGTGATGTCAAATGAAAATAGAACAAATCCTTGAATGGCGTATTCATTCGGTCTATTCTCCCGCATGCTTGTTCCTGCTGCTTATACGAATAAGTCTGGCTCCAGAATATAATTGTATCGGTCTCCGTGCAATTCCATCCTTCACAGCCAGCAGCATACTGTACCAAATAAACCCACCTTTTACCAGAAGGAATATCTTCATGCTTATGTCCATTCCATTCGGCTACCTTGAATCCTCGAGGATAATGTATGCCACGGAGAATATCAAGTTCATAATCATAATTATAGAACACAATAGCCTTACTATGTTCCTGCAGTAAACTCAAATAAGCATCAATACGTGATTGGTCTGAATTAACAACCCTACGGAGAGCCTGACATAACTCAGACGCAGAAGTGAAAGGTACACCACGGTCTTCATCAAATCTATATCGCATCAGTCGCTTATATTTTTTAATATCATAGCCACAATATACTGTCTCATGAAATCGTTCGGTTGGTGCTTTATAATCCATTTCGACAAGAATATTACTCTTAATCCGTAGTAACCATCCCTCGTTATAATATCCAGTAATTAGCGGATACTTAGCGAAGCGACTATAGATAGCATGTTTCCTTTCAAATTCCGTCCTATTCTTAAAATATCCATTAGCCACAAATACAGGAACATAGTCAGACCAAGTGTCACCTGGTGTAGCGGATAATAATATCCATAAGTTATTCTTAGCAATCTTATAGAACTGCTCAACCCATACACCCTTACCTACAAGCCTTTGTTCATCGAATATAAAGAATGCACCACTAACATCTGCATATTTGTGCATGTTATTCCAGCTGTCAATAACAACCTTCGGATAGTGATAAAGTGACTTTTCTCTATCCGTCGACATGCAGAAATTAGCCAGTTCTTCTTCCCATTCGCCTTTATCCCGTTTCCTTGCTGTGGTTATAATATAAAGGTCTTGCGTGGATTCATCATCACCCATTGGCATTAATCCATCTACTCCACCTATTTCACCGCCATTAAGAATATAATAGTAGGCGAGAGCAGTAAGACTTTTACCGCTCCCAACTCTACCATTCAAAATGCAGCCATTATGCATCTTCTTTAAGGCGTCTTCTTGGTGTTTTCGGAGTTCCATTTGTCTTACTCTTGTCCTCCTTAAAATACACGGGCCTGTGACTGTCTTCGTTACCTGGGTTATTGAGACACTCATTACACGGGTCATCCCAATCTTCCACATTGAAATGGACACACTTATGGCACCACTCGAAATCAACTATTTTTTGCATTTCTTGATTCCTCCTTGAGATACCTCGTGAATAAACCTACGCTCGTCGTAATATTCACGCCTCTTTTGCTTAACCTTTTCGCGCTCTTCCTTCCAAGCGCCATATTTCAGACATGAGTCATGACAACCAATATATCTTTCCTCACATCCTTTGCATGGCGTTACGCTCATATCTTATCCTCCTAATTCTGCATTGGTCTTACTCTTATGCGCCATATACATCTCAAGATACTTTATAGCTTTCTCAATATCTTCATACCACGGTGAGCCTTCTTTTCTACCAGCACGGATTATGTACTTAATAGCGTTACCGCGGCAGAAATCAAGGTCCTTATCCATAATGAAATCAATACATTCTATTTTACCATAAGTATAATGTGAAGGATGGTTCACATTATCAACAACAGGCTTAGTATCAATCGCAACCTTATCAGCAAACAGCTCCTCGAGTTCTTCGGATGATATTCTATTAGTCATGTCCAGTCACCTCGTTTAAACGCCATTCATAATCCTTGAAAATATAACTCTCGGTAGCACCTTTCTGGAACTGGTACTTACCCCTGTACGGTTCATCTGTAGGGGTTTCGAGTCTGTGGAATATCAACTGGCCAATGCGGATCCCCTTCTTCAGTTTAACAGCATAATTACCAGCGTTATACAACTCCAGCGTTATCTGTCCGCTGAAGCCAGGGTCAATATATCCAGCATTCTGAATAAACACTCCCGCTCTACCTACACTTGACCGTCCTTCCAGATCAGCAGCAATATCAAGCGGTAAATCTATGTATTCCTGTGTGCTTGCCAGTACAAAATGACGCGGATACAGTATAAACTCATCTACGTTCTCTATCTTCTTGTATGGTATCGGCTCGGACATATCCACAATATAAACCTTATCACCAGGCAGTCTCTTAGCCATTACAGCAAATGAGTTTGATAGAGTAATATCAAGTGACGCTGGCTGTACATTAGCCTCAATAAAAGGCTCTATTTTCATATGCTTAAGCTCCTGTACATTCTGCTTAATATTAACATTACTAAGAATCATTGTAAACCTCCAAATAATCTCAGAGAGCGACCAAAACACACCATGTCTAAGCCGCTCCCTGTAAAATATAAATTAACCCTTATTTGTCAAATCACATGTCAAAGGGTATTTCGTCATCATCCATAGGGTGACCTTCGCTAACACCAGCACCATTACCTCCACGGAACGAGTTTCTCCACGGGTCATCCGAGTCATCATTCTTCTTAAACACGTATATCACATTAGCATAAAGCTTGAACCTCCCAGGATTCTTACGGTTCTCTACAACGCCGCATCTAACGTTTACCTTATCGACATACATATCATCAACAAGACCAATAGTGTCTTTGTTAAGCTCACTAAGGTTACCGTCAGATACAAGATAAGCCTTACATCTCAAAGAGGCAGGCTGATTACCCTCAGGTTCCTTAACGGCTATGTTTACCTTAACATTGTAAGGAATAGAACCGTCATCATTGGGCCTGTTCGGTGTCCACATCTGGATTCCCATATCATCCAGCTCCTCAACCATCTCCGGCGGTACCTTGACGTTAAAATATCTTGCATTGGACTTGAACTGTCCGTTGTCAATCATTTTGCCACCAAAGTTGCGGAACACCTTAGGATTATCCCCAGGTCCCTCGGGCTTTCTGTTAGGGATGATTTCTACTCCCTCAAATATAACTGACTGGTTTGCCATAATATTTCCTCCTTAGGCTACATTAACAAACGCCTCAAAATCACCGAACTTACCAATATCAGTGCGGGCGTCATTTACAAGTTTTTCATAATAAGATAGGTCTATACGTTTATCTCCATTTTCGACGAGTGGCTTAGCTACTGCGCTTTCCATCCACTTATAGCCCTTAGCACCTGCAGGATAAGCAAATTTATCATTGTCATCCTTACGCATAAGGTCTTTGCCGCCTATAATTGGTGTAAACTGACCTACTCTACCGACGAACTGCCTGTCATCTCCATCGGTTAAATATAAAGATGTCTTAACATTAAATGTCTCACAGCAGTCACTCCACTCGATGTCTTCATGCGAGAATAGTGTCTTATATACATATGGTACAGCAAATTCCTTACCCGTAGCAGTCCACCAAATATCTTTGCCTGTCTTTTTGTCTTTCTTTGGTTTCTTATAACGTGCAATATATACAGCGTTATTAACGAGACACATTCTTTCATATTCAGCCTCAATCTCGAAGTTATACCCGTACAACTTTCCGTAATCAGATATAAACTGTGCAAGCTCTGGTGTCGGGTCAACAACCTTAATCGAGTCAGTCTTAACATGTGCAACAAGGAATCCACGTCTCTCAACTTCATGAATAAGATTCTTCATAAACAATGAGCCACGTTTAGCCACAATATTATCGACATTGCGTACATCACGGAATGCATTATCGAATTTAGCAGCGGTAAGACCATACACGCTGTTAATAGCAATCTTAAGTGCCTGACTAAGAGCTGCTGCACTGTCTGGGTCATTGAGATACTTAGCCAATTTACCGCCAAACATCTTCTTAGCGGACTCAAAGTCGCCGTGCTTAATATAAATACGCATCTGCACAATATCAGCAAATCTCTTGGTGTACTTACCAAAGAGGTTCATTGCTATTATCGAGCTTGGATGCATAGATGCTACGTCATAGGTTACGACATTATGATATATGCCAGGATTAGCATACACCATACCACCCTCACCTACAACGCTACCACGGTACGTCGATACCACTTTAGAAATTTTAGCCGTTACTTCGTTAGTGTTCTCGTCAACTTCTTCAACTACTACTGGCTTTTCCAGTTTCTTGAACTCATATCCTGGGAAGTACGCACGGCCATGTTTATCAAATACCGTATACTTCCAGTCACAGTCCAAACCAGAAACCGTATACTTTTCAAGGTCATTAGCTTCTTCCTCGCTAATACCCATGAAATAGTAATTGAACTCATTCTGCGGTTTCTTAACATTACCGAATATAAATCTGGTAGTTAGTGTATTAGTCGTATCATTCGGACAACCGCCGGCAATATCTGCAAGTATCTCACGTGCAATAAAATCACCATGGTTCTTCTTCCAAGTTGCCTCGGTCGCAAGTACGTCATTTACGCAATAAGATGCAACTTCTTCCCATCGCTCTTCTGGAACAGGCTTATCCCATTCCATGTTTAATTCCACGTGGTCAATACCAAGTGCTATCTCCCACTTCTTAAGACTCTTCTTTTCAGAGCAGAAGTCATAAATATCAGTATAAGATAGACCATACGCATCGCGAAAGAAGCAGTCTCGTTTGCCTTTCTCTGCATGGATTATACTATAAGACAAATTATACAGTGCCTCATTACTATAACCCATAGACCGTGCATAAATGATATGGTTATCGTACTTACGATTATTAAATCCAACAAGCTTATAACCCAATATCTTTTGTACTGCTTCAGGACTTGGATTTATCAATGATATGACATTTGGAGCGTCTTCAAACTTATAACACAGGACGAATAAGTTTGGAAACACTTCAACATCGAAGAACACTATTCTGTCATCAGCCCACGTTGATACAAATACCGTGTCAGATTCATCGTCGCTTGACATGGACTTGAACGGCATCTCATACACCTTTTGTAAGCATGCCTCTTTTTGATTAGAAGAGTTCATTGCAAAGGCTATGATAGCGTTACGCATGTCTGATACGTCATAAGTCAACCCACTATCATATGCCGACTTCAGATCATTGTAAATATAATCTATGCTCGGTTTAGTATGTGGGTCAATCTCTTTACGGAGGTTGCGAGATATCATACTCCGCAAAGCTTTTTCACTTTTAAATCCGGTGAAATCAGCCATAGAATTATCCTCCTTGGATGGCTTTAGGGGTAACCCAGAACTTATCTTTGCCACCGGAATATCATTACACAACGTAAGTTTTCTTCTCAGTGACGCTTTACCTGTGAACTTCTTTATCTCTATTCCCTCTTCATATTCATCGGCAAGCTTAGTAACGTCCCCGTCATAAATATAATGGAGATGCAGACCGTCACCACTCTTGCTTACCTCGGCATATGTCATAGGGAATGCAGATGCGGCTTTTAGGTTTGCCGCTAAAGACTTGTTACCATTACTGTCACGAATATCAAAGTCAATTACAATATCCGTAGCAGGCGGTCGAACGTAATGTAGAACTGAAGAATTTATGTCGGACATATGAGACTCAACACCACCCCATGCCATATACGGTTTCTCATCCTGTGTAGCATATTGAGCCTTACATGCCTTATACCGAACATCAATTAGAGATGGTTGAGCTTTGAGCTGTATCCAGTTCGATGCCCCTGTCTTT